GTTACTGTTCCTTGAGTTACACCATCTAAAGCATATTTATTACCACCACTACTCACAACTGTAACTGCAATATCAGTTGTAGTTGTAGGATAAGGTTTGACTGTTGATGGAATCCATCTTCCAGTTGATGTATCAGTTTCGCCAAATGAAGCTGGTAGTAATGCTTGTCCATCAACGAAATTAGCTTCTGCAAAATAACCATCAAACTCCGACCAAATAGCACCAGAAGCATCAGCAGTTCTTGAAACTCCTATATGATGTGGTTCTGAATTTACATTGTAAGCACTAGCATCACCAGAACTTGGATATCCACTAAGTGTTTGAACATCACCATCTATGTAAAGAATTGCTCTACTTGTTGAAGTTGAATTATCAGAATCATAAACAAAAAGCAAATGATACCATTTACTTGTATCTTTAAAAGTTCTTGTTGTATTTACTGATAAAATATTTGAAGAACCAATACGATTTTGTATGTATATTTGGTCGCTTGTATTAAACCTCATATCCCAATAAGTAGCACCATCATAATCAGCAGACATAAGAGCTTGATTTGTACCTAATGTACATCTTTTAAACCAAACACTATATGTCCATTTTTTATTATTAGTAGGTGTTGAAAATGTTCTTGCTAAATAGGCATCATCAGCATCATTAAACATAACACTATTAGCAATCGTACCACTATCAGTAAAAGGTACAAACTTACCCACACGTTGTGCTGTTCCATTTCCAGAATATCTTGTTGTAAAAAAATGTTCTTCGCCATTTGGTATTGTTGGTGTTGTCATGTTACTCTGCTCCTAAATTCTTTGTACAAATTGCTAAATACCCACTTGGTACACTATATTTAAAATTACCTACTGAATTACCATCACTATTATTACCAGCAGTTGTGCCTCCTGCAAAAGTTCCTTCTTGTCCAAAATTCATCATTACTTTAGGAACACTCCCACCTAGTGCACCAACTGTTGGAACCCAACCACCAGAATAACTAGAAGGTGTCCAAGTTGCACCAGCATTTGTTTTACTAGCACCAGATGTTGGGTCACCAGAACCCATAAATGTTCCATTTTTACCATAATATATAGCACCATTATCAGCATCTACTGCAACTTGTAATATATCTCCATCAACAAATGGAACTTCTGTATATGTTTTTGTTAAAGAACCAAATGCTTTACACTCACCATTATATGAATTAAAACCTATTTCACCAGCAACTGTTCCATGCATATTTGTATCTGATTTAACATAACCATCATTTACTGCTGCAATACCACTACTGTTAAAATAGCTTGAACTACCACCACCAGCAACCATTCTCATCTCCCAATACCATTTACCACTCGTAAAAAGTTCAGTGCATAATTGACCAGCATTATTTGCATTTGTATAACTAAATTCTAAATTACCATTTGCTAATGTACCATATGCTGCTACTGTTGTAGCTGTACCTCTATATAAAGGATTAACAACACAAAAATTATTTGTAGGTGAGTCACTAACTTGGTCATGTGCTGCAAGTCCTGTAGATGTGTAATCATTACCTTGCCCTGATTCATCATCTCCAAGGTCTGCACTATCTCTACCATCAATATGAAAACCATTAGTACCAAATGTCAGACCACTTACATCTTTAGGAACCCATATTCCATTTTCATTATATTCAGCAAAGCTAGAAGGGTCTGCTGCAGTACCATCCAGATATACCATGTCTGCTAAATAAGCATCTGCATAACCCCAACCAACTGTTCTTGATTGATAACCTATAGTATGTTGTTGTGATGCTTGTCCTATACCAGACTGTGCATCTTTAGCTGGATGATTAAATGTAGAAAATTCTGTTTCTCTAACACCATTTATAAATATTTTTATTCTTTCAGTATCAGCTACTTGACCTGTGTCCCATACATAAACTATATGATACCAAGCTGCAGGGTCTCTTAGTTTTCTTGTTGTTATTCTCCAGTTTGTACTATAACCTTGTGCATATATCATACCTTGATAATAAGATACACCAGACCAAGTAGTGTCACTAGTACCAGTTCCTCCATTGAACAAAGGAAAACCACTACCAGTATCAGTAGTTGCTACTTTAAGCCAACAACTATATGTAAATTTTACTCTTGAACCAGCACCAGAATATGTTTTATTTAAAGCTGGTGAATCATCATCATTAAAACGAATCGATTGGTCTATTGTGTGTACTGTACCACCACTAGATTGTGCACCTGCTCCTGCTAATAAGTTATTTTGAAATACTGCCATTAAGCCGTCCTTGTTTTTGTTTTCTTTTTTTGTTGTTCAATAAATCTTCTATAAACTAATGCTGCTTTATTTTTACCTGCAACTTTTGCTCTTTGTTCCATTGCAATTGCTGCTTGTGTTTTATGATTATGTTTACGTCTTGAGTTTTTTATTTTTCTCACTGACCTTTGAGCATCTTCTACTGTTGCAAACTTTAAACCATGTATTGTACCTTTTGGGTCTTCATCAGTATATAAGTCTGAATGTTTTTTACTCTTAGCAGGTTGACCTTTTTTTCTAGGTATTCTTGCTACCATTAAGCTGTACTCACATTTAATGTGGCTACTGCATGTACATTTGTTGACGTAAACGTAATGTAGTCAATTCTGTCACATGCACTTGCACCTGTTGATAATGTTGGAGCAGTCCCTCCAGGAAATTTATAATTAGTTCCAAATGATAAAGTTCTACTACCAGTTCCATCTTGTATTACAAATATACTTCCTGTTTGTCCAGGAACACAATTTGTAGGATTATCTATTGTTCTATTACCTGCTAATTGTACTGCAAAGTTTTGACCTGCATTAAAGTCAACTGATATATTTGCACCATCAGTTAAACTTACAATGTCAGCTACTGCAGCTTTTGCAATTCTTACATCTTTACCTAATAAGGCATCTACATCTACACCTACTCCACTACATATAACATCAGTTGCTGAAAGTATTCCAGTTAATGCACCACCTGCTAATGGTAATCTTGTTCCAATACTTGTTGCTAATGCTGCTGAAGTTGCAACTATTCTTGCAAGATTTACTGAAGTTAAAACTGAAACTGCAGCTATTGCAGTATTTGAATTTGCTATAGAGGTTGCAAGAGTTGATGAAACATTTCCTACAACTGTATTGATTGAAGTAATGGCATCTAAATTTGTTTTTGTAAGTACAGAAACTGCACCTATTACTGTATTTACTGAAGTAATAGCTGCTGCATTAACTGAAGTTAAAACTGAAACTGCAGCTATATTTGTATTACTATTTCCTATACTTGTAGCTAATGCTGCAGATACTGTAGCAAGTTCAGCACTTGTGGCATAATTACCACCATCACCTATAATACCATTTATAGATGTTATAGCTGCTTTATTTACAGATGTTAATGCAGATACTGCAGCTATAACTGTATTTGCTGAAGTTATTGCTGCTACATTTGTAGCTATATCAGCTTTATTAACAGAAGTTAATGCTGATACTGCAGCCACATTAGCTGCTGTTGGAACTGCTACACCACCTACATAAACATTTGTTCCTGCAAAAACATTAGCTGCAGATACGTCACCTGTAAAAACTGCTGATGCTCCACTAATAGGAACTGAAAAAGTTGCTGCTCCTTGTGGAACAACTAAACCTGTTGAAACTGAAACTGTACCAAATGATTGATTAGGATTAACATTTATAGTACCACTTGTATTTACAGTTGTTGATGTTACACCATTAACAGTTGCATTAAGACCTGTTCCTGCAACTACTGCATTTACTGTACCACCTTCAGCAGAAGGAACATTTGTTAAACCTGAACCATCACCTACAAAAAATCCTGCTGATACTGTACTTACAATTGTTGCATTATTACCTTTTAATAAAGTAGCACTTACAGTAGCTGCATTAAAATCAGTAACACTCATTGAGGAAACTGTCATAGTTCCTGTAACATTTAATGTATTAGCTGAAACTGCTGAAGCACCAAAACTTTGAATATTACTTATTGTGCTTGTTAAGGCAATACCTGTATTACTTGCAACTCCATTTGGATTTGTAATAGTAATACCATTACCCTCAGAAAAAGTTCTTTTATAAACATTCGTCCCATCTATAACTATATAACCTTGACCACCTGATATATCTGCAGTTGCATTTAAAGATGAAACAGTTGCAGTTAGATTTACACCACCTATTGCAAAAGTACCATTAACATTTAATGTAGAGTTGTTGAGTTGTAAAGGTGAGTCTGAATTGTCACCTGACTGAATAGTCCTTAGAGTTGAAGTAATTCCTTCATTAGCTGAAGTCTTTACCTGTAATAGTCGTTTATACGAATTTGATATTTCTTGTCCAGTTAAATCAGGCATCTAAATTACTCACTATATTCCAATTTTGGGTAGTTACTTCCCAGTTAGTATTTTGATTTTCCCAAGTTGTAAAAGCTTCGCTTCGTGTAGGTCTTGGGTTTCTAATCGTCTCATCATCTTTTACATCTGGTGCTCTATTTTGTGGATGATTCTTTTCATCATAAGCACCATCAAAATCAGTAGGGCAAACTAATAAGCCATAAGAGTTTAACTTCATAACATTATGAGGATAAACAAATCCACATATGTCACATACTGCTTTGGCTCTTTTTCCTACTGCCATTATATTACACCCATTCTAGGTGTAATGTAAAGTGAAGCACGTTCTTTATCTTCAGTCATTGCAAAGCCAAGTCTTTCTTCATATTCAGCTTTTAAAAACTTTGCTCTTGCTTCAGATATACCTGGTCTTTTTAATGACATATAATATGCTAAACCAGTTGTTAATGCAGGTAAAAATCTTCTAGGCATATCTGCATTTTGTATTGCAGATTTATTTACATCCTGCATATAATCAATCTTTTCAATCTTTAGTTTATCAGTATTAACATTTGATAATGACCATAGATGTAATTGTACATTATCACCAAATCTTTTTATTGCGTACTGTGAAGGTCTACCTGTTTGTCCTTTGTTAGGAACTTTTAAATATTCTTCAAACGATATACGAGTCATTTCTAAATCTGTATTATCTCTATTAATAACAACTTGCATTACGTCACTTACATGACTACCTAAACTTACTTGAGATGTACTTGCAGCAATACTCACAATAGTTGTATTTGTTGTCCATAAACAAACACCTCTATTCTGCCAGTCATTTAAAATAAGATTAATTGAACGTCTAGCACTTCTTGGTTCTTCACCAAGAGTTACTTCACCACCAATCATCTCAGTAGCTTCCTGTATAACGTCACCTATTTCTAAATTAAAGTCATAAGTGCCTGACGTATTATTTGTTGCCATTTATCTAACCTCTCGTTACTTTACCACCACCACGTAGTGCTTTACCCATACCTCTTAATTGTCCACCTTTTTTTGCAGTTCTAAGATTCATTCTTTCTTTTTCTGCAGCAAGTCTTGGATTATTTTTAGTAGTTTGAACCTTACCTGTTCTTTCCATTTCTTTTGCTCTTGCAGCTATTTGGTCTTGTAATTTAAATATCTTTTTTTGTCTTGGTTTTTTATATGAATCTAATAAAGTTTGATATTTATTTTTACTAATTAATTCGTCTTTTAAAAGATTTTTTAATCTATTTTCTTTTGAACTAATATCTGTTTTAAGTTTATCAAGTTTAGCATGAAGCTTTGTAGGATAAGTTAAATTTTTTCTACTCTTAGCTA